TATCCTTCGGGACTTGTATCCCACCTTCTTCCGTAAAAGCTTGTAGGGCGATTTAAGCCTGTCACATCACCGTGCTCAGACTCATCTTCAATAAAATCTAATTTAAATGTTGTGTAAGTATTATTTCCAAAGCCATCATACTTGCGACAAGGGATAATTCTAAAATCAAAACTAACTCTTGTTTTACCTGTTTTATTTCTTCAGGCTCAAGTTCACCAGAATCAATTTTAGCAGCGGCACTTTCTATAGCTATTGCAGCTTGGCCTTGCTCGAATTTATAATCAGCCAATTGTCTCTCATCATGAGCTGCTACTAAAAGATTATACTGCTCCTGACCGTGCTCACTGGTATAGTATAACTGCTCAAACGTACTTGTACCTCCTTCAACACCGTCATTCAGGACTGTGCTATCCATGAGCTTAGCTATATCATCGTTAGACCAATCTTTTGATTTTATAATTCTAGATAAATCTTTAGTAAGTACTTCTACTGCTTGTTGGTTAGCAGTTAAGCCTCCTTCAATATCCTCAAAACCTTTTTCAGTTATTATATCATTAACTCTCTCTTGTAAAATACCGCCTAATGTTCCAGAGCTTGCATCTGTAACAGGAGCTTTAATTACTGTTTCTAAATTTTGTGCAAAATTAGCGTTGGCTGCGCTTAATACAGTATTCCGAGCATTAACTTTATAATTAACATTTTTTGATTTTAGATATCTCTCTTTTTCTGGCCTAATAACGGATGCATAAAATGGATCAGAAACATTTGTAACAGCTATATGCTCATCGTACCACTGCTCTCGAACTCTTAGCTGGCCTGCTGGATCATCGCCAACTGCTCCCATTGCAGTCTGTAATTTCTGATCTGTCTGTAGTGCGATACCAAAAGCTGCAGGAGCAGTCAATGCTCTCTCATAACCAAGCACTTCTCGCATACGTAACTGGTTACCAGGAGAATTATCTTTTAGAAAACGATACTGATCATCATTAAATCTATCAGCCTGCTTGAATTCTTCAAGTCTTTTAAGATACGCTCCTTCATCTTTTAATATACCTTTCTTATTAACCGCAAATTCCTTTGCTAGTTCATCAGCGGCTTGTTTTCCCTTAGCATCAAATATGTTTTTAAAGTTTTCCCTACCTCTCTCTGCTTTCTTAGCTTTACCTGCAGCATACGCTGACTTAGTTTTTTTAATGGTTTTTATAGTCTCATCTGCAAACTCAATAGCTGCTTTCCAATTCGCTAACCTTTCTACACCTTTATCAGCAGCATATGCTTGCCTAGCTTGTTCTATAGTATTATTATAATTTTGATCAATTTTTTTATTCTGATCAGCATACGTAGGTATAAGTGCGTCAACGAAAAACTCAGCATCAGTTTTTTGCTGTTGCTTAGGTAAAAGTTCTATACTGTAATTTCTAGCCATTAGTAAGCCTCCTTAAAGTTAACATCTATTTGATCATAGATAATACCAAGGAAACCATTGTCCATTTTGACTACGGCTTCTGGTTTTATTTTCTGTACTTCATCAGCCATAGCACCAATATATTTCTGTGCTTTACCTATATAGTTAAATTTATATATGTTGATTCCAGAAATAGACTCACCAATTTTTTGTATGTTTTCTTTTAAATCTCTATCGGACGCAGCGATCATACCACCAATAATTGGTGCAGCAATAGAACCTACTTGACTAACAATACCTAACGTATCTCTAAATGCAGCGGCACCAACATCTTTATAAATAGGTGGTGGTGTAGCAAGTCCAGGATCTTTCCACATAGCATTCTTAGCAAACGCTGCTAGTTGTGCTTGTTTAGCTGCAGCATGTGCTTTAGCTCCTTCGTCACTTAATTCTTTGGCTCCTTGAGTGAGATCGTACACAGCTTGCGAACCTTTCTTCAGATAGTCAGCAAAATCTAATGTTTCCATTCGCTGGATTGATCTACCAGTCTGTCCAGATGCAACTGCTATAGCACCCTCACTCTCTTTTAAATACTGTCGTTGATCAATAAGGTCTTGTTGTAGACTCCCACCAACTAACTGTCTGTATTTTTCTTGTATATCAGCATAAGCGTTGCCTAATCCAACATGACTTGCATCAAGAGTTTGAGCATATTGAACACGCTCCATACCTGTTAAGGCTAGGCTGTTCATCCACTTATGTTTTCTTCTTTGTTCTTGGGCGTTATAATTAGCTGTTAATTGCTTATTAGCAGCCCTGGCTTCAGCTCCTACGCACACGGCAAAACTCGATAAAGGATAATTGGTTAGGACCATGTTTGAGTTCCCGTAAGAACTTAAACCCTAAGAATTTGAGTAGTTTTAAATGGGCAGTGTTTCGTTTATCAACGATATTCCAAAGCAATGGTTCTGTTCTACTCTCAACAAAACGTTTTGCTCTTCTTGTAAATGTCAGTGGATAGTCATGAATCACAGGTGTACATACCATCCATATAAGACCATCATCGACTCCGGCCAATCCGGCAGTCTTGCCGTTAGGCATCATAAAAGATATTGCAGATGGATCTTGAGAAGATTTAATGAGCAAGTCCATGGGATCTAACCCCCATCCTTCTTCTATCTCTCTGCGATCATCTGAACGTAAGTTAGAGGCCACCTCAATGGCAGCCTCTTTAGTTATTGGGTAGTTAAGTGGGTCGATGTAATCAGACACGGCGGTAGAATTTATTAGTATATTCCCCTTCCCATGCCATTGAATATAATGTAGCAGGTGAAGGGTGTGTGGATTTAAGGGTAATAGTTACATTAGTATTCCTTTCATATACTGGTATTGTAGCTGTACTATCAGGTGTGAATTGTACTCTATTAGATATATAGTTATCAGCTATTATAGATTCATATAATTCTGTGTAATCAGGTTTACCTACTCTTTCCAGTTTAGTTTCGTATACACCTAATGGTCCAAAGCTAAACTTAAGTCTATGTAAAATAAGTGACCCTTGTGATTCTGCTCTGAAACCTTCTCCAGCTTGTCTGAGGTAGTATAGAGTAGGGAACTTAACTTCCATATCAAAAAGATAACCAAGTATTATATTACCTGTTGGTGTTACGTCATCACTTGTAAGATGATCATCTACTCCTTGAGGGTCATAGGTTTTCCAATTACCAGATAATTTAACCTTTGTTGTGCTAGTACTGCTATCGTAGAATGTATAAACCTCTTCCACTTTACCTTGAAATGTTTTATCTGTACCTGTCGATTCATAGACAGCAGATAGTTGAGCAGCACTATTATTAAACCCGTCAGGTAATGTGAATGTAGTCCAATCGTTGGTAGCATCGTAAGTTAAAGATCCATGAGCAATTTTAGTAGCATTATCTAAATGTACTCTATAATCAATATCATCAGAATCTGCCGATGTACCTAAATCATCTACTAAATAATTACTAGAATCATCTAACTTAATAGAGAATCTTTGTAGAGTATCCTTACTGTTATTACGTACTACTGCGTACAACGCATCATCTAACATAGCTAGATGCTGAACATCTCCGCTAAGTTTCCATCTGAACCAAGCAGATTGTACTCGTTTCTCAATAGAACTAAAATAACGGAAACCATATACTTCATCCTTATTTTTTTCGCAGAAAAATATAGTTGAGTTTTCCCGAGAGTTTGCTATAGTTGTTATACTTTTAGGGAATAGCTTTGAGACAACTTTAGTTTGTTCTATTAAGTCAGGCTGCCCTTCTCTGAGTACAGTGGACATCTCAAAGAAACGTGTGTTCTTACCAGCATTATCTAAGAAGCCTACCGTAGTTCCTAATGAAATAGGGTTAGTATTATAATTAAAATTGTAAGTAGAGACTGAATTTATCTTAGCAGTTTGAGGGCTTAATACATCAGAATCTGTAGTTAACATAAACTGCTGATTCTTAGTGAATAATAAAAGTCCAGCGTTTACCTGTATGCCATCATATACAATAGCTGGGTATTCAGAACTACATGATATATCTATGTGATCAGTTGCTGTATAAGTAGCTGCAGTTTTTGGCCAGAAATTATAGAAGTCTCCTGGTCTAGACATGATAACATTCTCATCACTGAGCATGACCATTCTATTCCTAAAGAAGAGCATCTTATTAATTGTTTTACCGATGAAGCTAGGTTCAGGTACAGTTGTAGTATCACCTACAAGTCTTGTATCCCATGATATTTGCTCAAGTTTAAAATTACCAGCAGAGACCCTGACTAATTGAACAGGCATCTTACCTGGATCTAGAGTTGTTTTAACTCCTGGTTGCGGGCACTCTTCCCACACACCATCACCATCACTATCGTTATTACCAACAAATTTTACATAATAATTATCAAAGTTTGTACCTTCATCTCCTTTTACTTCTACTACATAACCATGAGGTGCAACTACTGGTAGGTCACTAAATCTTTGAATAGAATCTTTTACTATAGTCATCTTAGTATCACCTTGAGTAT